GATGTCGCAGGTGAACTTCCGCTCACTTGTATTAGCTTTCTTGCTCCAATATCTAAATCTCTTCCTACGTATGGCATTATAATTCCTCTGGAGGTTTATAGCCAGTTATAGCTGTAACCTCTGCTTGTGTTAATCCTAATCCTATTAATTTGTCATTAGCATTTTTAGAATCAGTTGCTTTTTGTGTTGCTTTTGAAATCATATCATTTCTTTCAACCACAGCTTCTGCTTCATCTTTGTCAGCTTGAGCTTCTTCTGCTGCTGTGTATTGCATTTCAACACCATCTATTAATTTAATTCTTGGCATATTATGATCCTTTAAATCCGTAATGGTTAATTGTAACTGTAGAAAAAGTACCAGCAGTCATATAAAATTTTAAACCTGTAATTGCATCTGAGCTATCAGCACAACAACCAGCTCCATTCCAAGCAATATTAGCACCAGCTCCATCTCTTTCTCCACCACCTACCCACCATAATCTTTTCAGTGCTGTTTCGTCTGGTTTACCTAACCAAAGTGTTAATCCACTTTTATATGTAGCATAATTATCAACATCTTGCAGAAGTGTAAATTTACTTGTGCTTGTTGAATTAACTTCGTAAGTTGTTCCATTAGCTCCAAGTCCAGTAAGAGCAAAAACATAACCACCAGTTTGTTCGGTACTTCCACCAGATCCAGTTAAAACTCTACAGACAAATTGCTGTCCATCATCACTTGGTTTTAAATTATTTACAACAAACATATGCGTATCGTAAGTTCCATCAAAAGATGTTGTAAAAGAAAGTGAACTAGCAGAAGTTGTTGTTTGAGATTGTATTAAAACTAAATCACTAGATACAGCAGCACTTCCAACTGTTGTTGTCCCTGTAAATTTTAAAAACTGTCCTGATGTACCAGACGTTAATCCTGTGCCACCACTAGCAACAGGCAACGTTCCAGTTACCATTTTACTCATGTCTATTTTACTTAGTGCCATTATGGTTTACTCCATACGCTGTGTGTTAAATTATTATTAATATCTCTAGCAAGTAATTCATTATATTTGTCTGCTGAATAATCTTGTGGAATTTTTCTTAAATTTTCTCTCCAAGTTTTTTCTGCTTCAGTTACTTGTTCACTTATAACTAACCAATCAGTTTCAGAAAGTTTTTGATTTCTTATTTCTCTTATTTGTTTTAATTGTCTATTAGATAAATCATCAGCCCAAGCTTTTTCTTCTGCGTCTTTTGCTGATTCTTGTGCAGCAGTAAAAGGAACTAATCCATTTGAGTTATGTTCGTATCTAGCCATTTTATGTGTCCTTTATTCCAAATAATGAAACGTCGTAATCTGATAAATCTCCTGATGATGCATAAAGTTTAAGCCCATGTATAGCCTCTCCACCAGAATAACTACCTCCCCAATAAAAACCTCTAGGGTCATGGTCTGCTTCATGGTGCCATATTCCTGTACCTGTCATCATGGGTCTATCAGTAGCATCTGTTTGTGAATTATTATATATAAAATATTGACCAAAATGGGGTGTATTATCACTTCCATTATGACCAGAAGCTAAGGCAAATTGAGTTTGACCTATTCCATGATCTCCACCAGTTGTACCATTTCCAAAATTTTTAAATTCCATACCATAAGTATAATGACCACCAGTAAGTTCAGCATCGCTACTATTTAAATATCTTAATCTAAAATCTTGAGCATCAGTGTCATTAGAACATTGTCCTATATAAAGCATATATTTTGTGTATGTAGTTGTAAATTTACTATTAAAAGCAATAGAAGCTATATCTCCTGTTGCTTGTATTCGTTCAATAAGAACTAATCCATTTGTATCTGAAACAGTTTTATATGTTTGGTCTCCTGCTAAAAAAGTAGAAGATGAAGCTGTGCCACTTCCAAGTCTAGCTGTTGGAACTAAACCTGCTGATAATTTAGTTGCGTTTATATCACTGCCAAGTTTTACATTAGTAACGGATGAATCAGCTAACTGAGATGTCCCAACTGATGCTGCAGGTGGGTTTACGGTTTGTACTGCCTTTCCCAAG